CATCCATTGCCTTGTCATTATCATCAGCAACTGTAGCAATAACTGCAAACTTCTTCATAAAGCTACGCAATAGAGAGATCTTAAGTGGTCTTACGGTGATCTCTGTTCCGTCGATTAGCTTGATAACTTTTTCTTCATTGACTGTTACAGCCATATTGTGCCTCCTGAGCATTATTTATAAGATTTATTATACCATACGGGGTCATCGTTTTTGGGTTAAATCTTCGTAACCAAGCCCCATACCGATACCGAAACCAGCCTTTTGAGCATTGTATCCTTGTAGTGCGGTAATGTCGTTAGAGTTAGATGTCTTACCACCACTAAAAAACTTTGCCTTCATCTTTTCCCAGGCATTACCATCGTCTTTACCTGTTTGCTTATCAAGATCTACTCCTTGCATTGCTGCCAAAAACTTCTTTTCTTTATAGTCAGCTTCTCTCTTGGCATTTAGAGTAGTTGTTAATTCTGGCATAGATAGACATGTTTCTAGTTCATCATAGTCTTTCCAAATACCAAGTAAAAACACTTCAGACTCTAGAGATACCAGGTCCATCTCACTCCACTTAGGGGAACTTTCCATAGCCTGATCAGACACCTTTTCTTCAGACTCTCCGTTAATCTTAATACCTGCAGCAATTTCAAGGACCTTATACATGGTGCTTATGTCTACGTTGTCCTCTACCTCTTCTATTGTTTTGAGTTCTGGGTAATACTGACGCATAGCAATTCTTGTACATTCTAGAAGTATGTCTAGCGTTTCGTCTTCATTCTGGACACCCTCCATCTTTTCAAAGGTAGTCATGAAGTCACGAAGGTATTTTATTTTTAGAGGAGTTATGAACAACTCGGTATTGTCAATCAGTCTTACCGTGGCTGATTCATAAACTTTATTAGGCATCTATATAGTATACCAAAAGCAAACTGCCCCAGCAAGTTAATGCCAGGGCAGTTCTATTAAGTTATATTTAAGCTATTAGCTTGCTGGGATCGTACGGTCTACAATCTTACCGTAGGATGCACTGTCGTTTGGAAGCAAACGGAACGATACCTCGAACATTGTTGCCTCATCACGCTTTGCACCTACTGTTACGCTCTCGATAGAGAGAGCACGGTAAGCTACGTAAACACGCTCGATCTGGTCCGAAGCTGCACAGTCACCTGTACCAGGACCAACTGCAACTAGACCACGCTCTACTGGGCACTCACCGATGTCACCTGCGGACAGGTTTAGGGTTGGGTTACCAGCAACAGTGGATAGGTCGCCATCATTTGCAGCTAGTGCAAATAGAAGGTTTTCTAGGGTAGCTTCAGCAAAGGTAGTGTTTAGGTTTACCTGCATGCCCTGCTTGTACAACTTTGCAACGTCTAGAACCTGGTCAACCTGAACCTCACCGAAGTCAGGCTGGAACTGGATCTCTAGACCATTCATTGTGTAACCAACGTTACGGAAGTCTGCGTCGTCAGAAAGAGTCTCTCTGTACGATACGTCAGCTTCGTAGGCTGGTAGGTCAGCGTCCGCTAGAACGCCATCCTCGTGTGTAAATAGAGCAGCTGCACCAACAATAATTTGTGAGCTATTACCACGTGTATATGCCATAATTTTTCACCTCTTTTTTCTATATGGAATAAGTGGGCGATGTTTCCTCACGCTAATTATACCACGTATTTATAGTGCAGTGTCATTATAGGAAGTATTTCCTAGACCAGTTTCTGGTTTTGGATATCCCTTGGTGTGATACTTATAATCAATAATAATTTTATTACCAGCATAGGTTCTAGCAGTACCAAAGTCAACGATGTCCCTAGTTTCTTCTAACTGAAAAATCTTTAGGTCGTGGAAATATACTGGCAAGAATTCACTTTTATATAACTTAGTTACTGGATCAAGCTGTTCGCTAATCCAAAGATTAATTTCTTCTGCAGACTCATCTCCACGATCTAAAAGATCTTGAACAACCTGAGTTGCAAAGATCAAGGCTTCTGGGTCACTGTGCATCTTGTAGAAATAATATAGTAACTGCTCTTCCTTGATATGTGGAAATGGCTTACGACGCATCTTAAACATTCTGTCATATACCGCAAAAACATCAGTAGACGCTTCTGGGAAGGTTTCTGTAAGAGCCTCTAGGTCAGTTGGAGCTGTTGGAAAAAATCTCATAAGACCTGTGCTAAATCTTTGTGGACCAAGAATTGCTGGAATCTTTGCAGAAAGATAATCATTAATAAAAATAGGTGGGTATGAAATAGCCATTATAGTTCTCCTGCCTTAGTAATCCAGGTTCTTCCAACTGCTGCACCCTTAGACCTACCACCTCTAGTAGACATGTTGGTATAAAAGTCTGTTGGTGATCCTAGATATGATAGTATACCAGCTGACTGAATATATGACTGAGTAAAGTAGTTAGTAAAGAATGACTTAAATACTCTTTCATATTCTCCAGCTACATCTCCACCTGGGTTGGAAACTGTAACTGGGTTAGAGGTAAAAACTGTTTCTTCGCCATCTTCAAAAACAAGCACACGACTACGTGGAACAATCGTTACAGGAATTCCATATTCCATGATTCTAGCTTTGTCATAAAATGGAACTCTAGATCCGTCCTTGATAGAAGATGACTGCCTAAAGGTTGATCCAAAAGATACAGTGTTTCCTGCTGCTACAACTTCAATGTCAAATAGTCTTGCGTTTGGAGAACCAGTTTCATTCCATTCATACATGTGATGTAGTAGTGATGGATTAATTCTTGCGTTAGCATCAATGTACTGCTTTAAATCTTCAACAACAGAAATTCCAAGTCCTCTTAGGAATGCTGGGGTTCCCTGCTTTACACCCTCGAAAAAACCTAGACTATACTGAATAATATTATTCATGTCTTTGTCAAACTTTTTACTATCAATTGTTAGATTCAGCATTAGACATCTACCGCCTGGTTTTCAGATCTACGCAACACAATTCTGTAATACTCTACATTTCCGAATGGACCAGTAAATGGATCCTGTGCAGCAATCTCAAAGATTGTGGACTTTCCAACTCTTGGACCAGATGTTTCAACATAAATAGGATTGCAGTTTTTGTCTTTAATGTTTGTGACAATAACATTTGTAACTGCGTTATTTGATTCACGTGATGAGATTCTGACGTCACCTTTTGCCCTACCAATAAGCAGATTTTCTTTTGTAATGTTTACGTTAGGAACTACTTCTTCCTTAAATGCACTACCAGCTGGGGTAAAGCTTACGGCTACAGACTTATCTAAAATCCAAGTCTTCTTGACATTTCCTAGCGATCCCTGCTCAACAATTGGATAGTAGATATCCGCCTGCATTGGAAACATAAAGTCTGTGAGATCGCCACATGCCATTTTATAATACTCCAAGTGTTATGATTGGCTTAAGATACTTAGACAGAATCTTGTCTACCAAAATATTTCCTGTTCCTTCAAACAGTCCAGAATCAAACTTAATCTTAAACTGATCTGTGTTGTAGTCAGAGATATAACGCTTGTAGTAGTCTAGCTTACCGCAAGCAATATCTTCAATTAGCAATTCTGTTGCCCTTACAATTTCTGATGGAATCTTCTTGTATCCAAACAGTCCAACAATAGAGTAGTCGAATCCCTTAGGGAATCCACGATACACAAAATTTAAATCTAGCATGTCTGAGCCACCTGCTGGCAGCATGTTTGGTGCAGACTCACTACGGTTGATAACACCAGTATATTTTTGCTGGATGCCAAGCTTATTCAGCTCGTATTGCACAGAGTAGTCTTCTGCATTTTCTGCATCAAATACCAGTGCATTGTTTTCATAAATGGCTATGATCTGTCTTAGATCTGGCCAGATTGGAAGAATGTCAGCACCTAGGCCAGTGGTCTCGTGGACACCCTTCTTGTAATAAAATCCATCAGCCACAACTGAGTCTATGATGGCCCTGGCAAGCTCTTCATGCTTTTTGTAGTCTGCTACTTCACTAGCAGTTGTTCCCTTTGTGTTTGCGTCAACATAAGGTCTAACAACAGTAACTAGGTGCTCTTCTCCATCTATAGAGATAGAGTATTCATTGTCGTAATCAGATGGTAGATTGATTACAACAATAGATTGATTTGAGGATATAGCACTTCCTGTAACTACCGAGAGGTCCGCCATATCTGTAACAGTATATTCATATGTCCCTGCTGGGGCACCAACTTCTATTACCGCCTGAACTTGATATGGCGGAACCCTCAAGATTTCCATGTTACTTGCCAAACTCCCTTGCAACCTCTTCTGGTGTTGCTAGTCTAGCGTGGTCACGAGTAATCCACTTATCAGCAGCCTGCTTAGTAACAATGTTGTAGCCACGGTAAACCTTGCCAACACCACTCCAGGTTACATTCTTGGTAGAGAATACGGCAACCTTATCTTCCTTAGCAGCTTCCTTTGCAGGTTCTGGCTTTGGCTTCCTTGTTACTTTTCCAGTGCCAATGACACCGTTCTCTACAGAAGTGATACCTGCTACTTGTTCAGCTGGCTTTCCAGAATTCTGGCTACCAGAAGAAATAACATTCTTAGGCTCTTCAGCCTTTACTGGCTTTACATCTTCAATTACTGGCTCTTCAACAGCCTCTTCAGTATTCTTTGCAACGATCTCTTCGATAATAGCCTTAAACTCTTCTGCCTTTTCAGCTGAAATGACTGGCTCACCTTCCTGAAGCATTGCAGGAACAACTGGAGTCTCTTCGACAGTGTCTTCGTTTTTGATTTCTTCAGACATAATATTCTCCTTTGTCATTCATAATTATAACAGATTAATGAAAAAGAGGGCAGAGGCTAGATGCCCCTGCCCCCTCAATTTTTGCTTACAGTTTAGCTGTCAGCAGCAGAGTCAGCGAACGCAATAGCGTCCTCTTCTTCCCACTGTACACCAAAGCGGACGAATACTGTGTATTCAATGGTGTCCTTCTTTGGCTGGTACTGACGGTTTACTGTGATGTCACGCTGGAATCCCCATACACGGTTCTGTGGGAATGTCAAGTCGACATAGCCATCAGGGTAGTAAGGAACTTCCTGAACATCAATACCTAGAACACGGGTAGTGCGAGCACCACCGAATGTCTGGCCCTGGCCGTCTAGGTAAGCCTGTGTGTTAGCATAGGTGTTACCATTCTTGCCTAGTGCCTCAGCAATAGCGTCAGATAGTGTACCGTTATTCTTAACAATACCCTGGAATGCATCGGTACCTGCGTAGAACTTCAAGTTAGACTTGATCGCACGGTACTTACGTGGCATTGCCAAGATGATGTCCTGCATAACGTCTGGAGTCCATGCATTGTCAGCTACTGTTACAACAGCCTCGTGTGCGTCTCCGTTGGTCTTAACACGGTTTACAAAACCTTCCATAATGTTTAGGAATGCGTTGCTGCCTGTGCCAGTACCGTTAATTGCTAGGTCTTCGATGTCATTCGCAAATGCGTTTGTCATCAAACGTACTAGGTGGTCCTCAAGGGCTGCACCCTCAATACCATCTTCGAGAGCCTCAGCTGAGACCTCCCAGTCGAGACGTAGCTTCTTGGTTGATAGCTCAACCTT